TTCGACTGGCGCTGTATCCCGTCTTAGTCTTGGCAAGCACATCAGCCAAGCGGCTGGCGGTCACTTTGCCTAGTCTGTCGGCAAACCAGTTTTCGGTTCCTTGTTCTTCGTTCATGATTGCACCTTTTTTACGCGTTCAATCCGTGCCTTTTTTTCTGCAATGACTTTGGCCTGAAGTGTCTGATTGCCTTCACAAGCATGAAGTGCATCTTTGTAAACTTTGGCCAGCTCCTCGCTGCTGCTGCTACTTGCAATTGCCAGCAAGTGGTCGGTGATGTCTGGTGTCTTAGTCTCGCTGCGGCGGCTACCACCATTCCCGTCATCGTCCTCTGGTGCAATACCGCAAGCAGCCATTAGGGAATAGCGCCTAGCGTAGGTTAGTGCTGAGCCATATCCTTGTGGGTCTTGTTTGTTGGCAGGAACGTGCAGCTTGCCGCACTCCAGCATTTCGCCTGATTCGTGGATAAACACAGTCTCTACTGTGACCCCAGTAAAGTCCTCGCTTGTTCTTTGAATCATGGCAATGCCAGCCCCGTTCAGTCCGTCAATGACAGCCTCTACGCAAGCGCTGAGATCTGCATATTTGCTTTTGAAATGCGGGTTAGTGGATGATTTAAGGGCAGGGCCAAAGGCTTTTTGAGCCTTGACCAATGCGGTGGAAATGTTCTTCATGATTGCTCCTTCGTAAGTTCGATAATGATTTGGTCAAGTTCTTGCTGCAACGTCTTTAAGAAATGGTCTTGAACTGCAATGTGAGCTTCAAGAAGTGCAACATAGCAAGCGTGTTGTTCTTGCGGCTTGTCACTGCTTTGATACGCTTGGTCTTTGAGCTGTTTCATAAATCCTCCGCAATCATTTTTTCAATGCGCTGGACAATGGCGGGGTCGATGATTTCGAGGCAGTCTTTGTGTGATCCATCGATGTGCAGTGCAAAGACTGTGACGATGGTAGGCCAGCTCGGGTCGATCTCAGTGGCTTCTTCGCCATGCTCGACTTCGGCAAGACCGGTGAATTGAAAACCGTTTAAGGTTCGGTCAAAAGTGATGTTCATGCTAACTCCTAAAAAGACCCCGAGAAGTTCAGGGCATGTGTGAATCATATCACAATTGTGAATCTATTTAAGCATTTGTCAATAAATAAATTTATCACTTTTGTGTTTTAGATTGATTTTTTAAATGGGGCCGAAGCCCCACCTATATCAAGCTAACAAGAGTGATTCGGCCTCTGATTTCAGCCGATTGCCATTGCCGAACCAAGCATTGTTCATGCGGGTGTCAACGTTGTGCCCACGCTCATGGTCGATGTATTGAGTCACCGCATTTAACAAGCCCCATCGTGTACCGTAGACCCCTTGGTTTGTTGCTGCAATGCCAGCACCATCGAATAGTTCCATGACACGTTTAAAGCCCCGCGATTCTTTAAATGTATTGGTCTGGTGGTTGTATGCAGCAGGGAAAAGTTTATTAGTGAACTGATTGGCGTATTCGGTGCTTACACCTTGGCGGGCAAGTGCCCTGTAGTTGTCCATCATTCCATCAAAGCCACCAACAATGATGCCAAGGCGTTCCCGCATCAGGCTTGCATCAAACTTTGCACCATGTGTAAGGTTTACCCTGCTTAGTGAGTTTTCACTATCTGCTGCTGATAATGTGTTATTGCAAACAACTCGGATGCTGGTGAATTGACCCACGGTAGCTGTTAAACCATCAAAAGAAGTGCTGAGAAGCAAATAGCCTTTGACGGCATCATCTTGCAAAACCACCGCCTCTTTGTTGACATTTGCCAATGCCCAGATGCGCTTGCCGCCTTTGATTGCCCCTGCAACTTCAAGCGTAAACCCAGCTGATTGAACCAATGTGTTGAAGAAGTCCAGAACCTCTGCTGGCTGGTGAACCTTGTACCGGTCAGACACAATACCCAATGGGGTTTTAGTGTCGTTGCGGAAGATCACATTTTGGTTTTCTACTGCCTGTGGTGCGGCAAGACCTTCAGGCCAAAACATGACAGGGGAAACTTGTGCTTCCCAGTCAAGACCAGCCTCTTTGCGCCAAACATCGATGGGTGCATCTTGGGTCAGTTGTTGACCAAGGCCATGCCAAGGTGTGCTGTTTGCATATGCAATTTCTGCTTTGCCTGTTTGTGTGTTGTTTTCAATTAAGTGAGCCATGATTTTTCCTAAAGATGGGGCCGAAGCCCCGTTGGTTGATTAAGCGTTTGCAAGTTGTTGGATGGTGGGAAGTTTCAAAAAGCAAGCATCAAGGACACCAGCTTTTACTTCTTGACCACTAGGCGTGGTGTAGACAAGTTCAATTGTGAAATTGTTGATTGATTTAACTGTGTAAACAGTTGCATCGGGAAGGTCGTTAGCCACCACTTTGATGCCTTGGTAAAGTTCTTGAGGTTTCATAATTTTCCTAAAAAGACCACATCGGGATGTTGTGGAATAAATGCATCTTATCACAATTGTGAAGCCCTATAAGACTTTTTAAACAATAATTTTTATCGGATTTGATTTTCTGATAAATTTTATTTATCGGTGAACCACTCACAATTGTGATATAGTTAGGAGATGGACATCTTAGAAATTGCAATCAAGGCATCGGGCGGCACTGGTCGCCTAGCTTTGCTCTTGAACGTAAAGCAGAACGTGGTCAGCAACTGGCGGCAGCGTGGCGTGCCAAAAGGCTGGGAGCAAGTGCTGCGGTATAAGTACAAGAAACAGATTGCCGAGGCTAGGAAAGTGGTACAGAGTTAGGGCGCGGCTACCTTTAGCGGGGGAAAAGACGACTTATCACCGTCCTGCCGATGCTTTTTTTAAGTGATAACAACCGTGATAAAGGTTTACGCCATGCACTATTACCAATTCAACATTGGTGACTATCAATCTCACACAGCGCACTTGACCGAAATTGAGGACTTGGCTTATCGCCGAATGCTCGACTGGTGCTATCTTCACGAAAAAGCACTACCTGTTGACCCTGGCGATGTTGCTAGGCTAGTGCGTATGCGTCTGCATAGCGAAAGCATTGCAAGCGTATTGCGCGAGTATTTCGAATGCAGAGAAGAGGGCTGGATTCACTTGCGTGTGATTCAGGAAATTTTGAAGGTAGGCATCAAGTCTGAAAAGGCTAGCGAAAGTGCCAAGGCTAGATGGGGAAAGGCAAAGGATGCGAACGCATTGCAACCGCAATCCGATCGCTATGCTACCCAAGACCCATTACCTATTACCCAAGACACAAAACCTAGAACACAAAAGAATACAGTCGCCCCGCCTGAAGGCGTGACGGATGCTGTTTGGCAGGATTGGAAAAGTTTACGGAAAGCAAAACGGGCAGCAGTCACTCAGACCGCTATTGATGGCATAGAGTGCGAAGCGAAGAAAGCAGGGGTCAGCCTACAGGTAGCCTTGGAAACGTGCTGTGCGAGGGGCTGGACGGGCTTTAAGGCCGATTGGCTGAAAGACAAAGCAGAAGCAAAGTCATTTGCCGAAAAGGATTACGATTTCAAACGTGCTCGGTGGGAAGCCATGACTGGCAGAACATCAGGACAAGAATACAACCCTAATCTGGAGATCGACCATGACACAACCCATTGACCGACTGTTTGAAAGACTGTCATTGACCTACGGCAGTGCGTGGGACAATTCGATAGGTACAGCTCCACTAAACGAGATCAAGTCGTTTTGGCTGCATGAGCTTGGACCATTTCTGAAAAGCAAAGAATCCATGATGGCTATTTCATGGGCACTGGACAACTTGCCTGAACGCCCACCAAACTTGGTTCACTTCAAAAATTTGTGCCATCAAGCGCCAGAACCGGAAAGTCCGCAGCTCCCTATTCCGCAAGCAGACCCCGTGAGAGTACAGAAAGAATTGGCAAAATTATCGCAATTAAACGTTAATGTGCCAAGGCATGACCCAAAAGAATGGGCGAGAAAAATTTTGCTTGACCACAAAAACGGTCTGCCCCGCCGCAGTTTGTATGTCGCTTGGGCCAAGGAAGCGTTAGGAATGAATCATGTTTGACGAATGGCTCATGTTTGATGCTGAAGCAATCCGGACCAGAGTGTTTGCTGACTGTTTGCGCTTATGTCGGTTGCCAGAATGGAAAGATTGGGCATGGTGCGAGGTTAAGCGGTTGGATAAGGAAGAACTATTTCGGGGAATTGAAGCCTATGTTTTAGAGGAAATGAAAAATGAGACATGCAGCAAGAGTTGACACAAACCAGCAGACCATTGTTGCTGCACTACGGGCAGCTGGAGCTTACGTTTGGATTATTGGTTTACCCGTTGACCTGGTGGTCGGACACAAAAACCATACCTACTTGGTTGAAATAAAAACCACAAGCAAGAAGCGTTTAACAAAACTCCAAGAAGATTTTTTCCTAAAGTGGAGTGGCGGCACACTGTGCAGGGTTGACAGCCCAGAAGCCGCTTTGCATATGCTGAGGGTTACAGAATGAAACTTACAGTGCAATGCTGGGAGCCAGTCCAAGCTCACAACGCAATGACAAAGACTATCTGGCCCCAGCTCAAAAGCGCACTGATGGCAGGGCATAAAATGGTGCTAGAAATTAAGCCAGCGACTCGGAGCCTTGAGCAAAACTCACGTTTATGGGCCATGCTTAGCGAAATAAGCGAACAAGTAGACTGGTACGGGCGCAAACTCACAGAGGAAGAATGGAAGCACGTATTTACTGCGGCACTGAAAAAACAGGAAGTTGTGCCTGGGTTAGATGGTGGATTTGTCGTGCTGGGTCAGTCAACCAGAAAAATGACCAAAGCCGAAATGTGCGATTTGCAAACTTTAATGGAAGCATTCGGGGCAGAAAAAGGCGTGAGGTTTTCGGCATGATGTACCCAAAGACAAAGTACCTGCGGGACAAAAAGCGCCTAGAAGCCTGCCGAGGATTACCCTGCCAACACTGCGGTGCAGAGGATGGCACAGTGGTAGCAGCACATTCGAACGAAGGCGCTCACGGAAAGGGACGGGGAATAAAGGCCAGCGATGAATTTGTGGCTGCACTTTGTTTCAATTGCCATGCAAACTTAGATCAGGGCAAAATGAGTAAGCACGAAAAATCACAAATGTGGCACAATGCCCATGTGAAAACTATAGGAATGTTGGACAAATGACCAATCCCGCAGACAAAGTAGAACGATGGGCCATTGACAGACTAGTGCCTTACGCCC